NTCATTGATTTCATGAAGACCCTGATCACCTTAGTGATCGGAACAGGTCTTGCAGTCCTCCAGTCTTTGCTTCCTTGGATCCTCGCGCTTGTCGCGATAGGGGCTGTTGTATGGCTATTATTCCGTGCATTTAAGTTCTTTAGACATTAAAAATGCAAACAGTAGTCAACACAGCGTCAACCACATTTACCGCCACCACAGGTTATGACATAGGGAGCGTAGTCTCCTTTATGGGAACCCTGATTAAACAGGTGATCGGTACTGGTCTCGCTGTACTCCAAGCCCTACTCCCATGGATCCTCGCGCTTGTCGCGATTGGAGCAGTTGTTTGGTTATTGTTCCGTGCCTTTCAGTTCTTCAGGCATTAGAAAAAGGCGTCAGCCTCTAAGCCAGAACGAAAAACACCCACTAGGGGTGTAGATCGCAACATCACGTATCCAGTATATCATGAAAAAATTATCAACAATAATTTTTGGGTTAATCCTTGCATTTGGCTTTACTGAGCCAGCATTTGGAGCAATAATCCAAAAACAATGCGGACTTCTCCAACAAGAGACGGGAATTTGGTATTGTTACTTTTTTGCAGGAGGAACGCAGATTGGAGGAGACAACGACGACTATGAAATATATGAAGGAGAATATCCCGATACTGGAGAGAAGATATTTGACGGTGGGTACCAAAGTTCAAATATTAAGTTCGGGATAAACCCGACAGGCACTTCGACAGAAAACTGGCATATATTTCATGACGCGCAAAGTTCAGGGGATGATTGGGTTTATTCATTTCAGTATAACGGATCAGCTTGGGTACAAGATGATACGGAGATAACTGAAACCAGATTTGCATTAATTACTTCCCCAGAGACAGGAGACACAGTATCGTCAACGACACCAGTAACGTTTTCTGGTTATCTGTATATAAATCAGGAGGACATAGGAGACGAAGTCCTCACTGATGACTGGTGGGTTGAAGTCAGAATTAGGAGGGATCAAGATAACCAAATAGCGGTAGCGAATATAACGTTACTAGATACAGTTTTGACGGCGACCGACGGGAGCGGTTGGGTTGCAACGTATAATGAGTTTTCGACATCCACCTCGGCCTTTTCAAGGCCGGGTAGGTATACGGTATCTTGGACCCTGCATAGGGAGTCAGTGTTTGCGTCCCTTGCGAGTTTCTTTGGATTGGAGGCGTATTTCAACGCCGGAGTATTAGCAAGAACACAAACCTACTTTATAGTAGACCAACTGACTTCCTATGACTTAGCCGTAGGCGCGTATGCTGATACAATAGAGGACGCTTTCGCTTCTACGACGTTAGAAACACTAACGGAGAGGTTGACGACATGCAATCCTCTAGGAAATTTCAGCATGGGAGACTGCATTGCAGGTCTGTTTACACTAGACCCAAATAGCAGTCAAACCCTAGTGGATCAGTTCAGGGAAATGATTGCAACTAGAGCCCCAGTCGGGTACGTAACGAGGTTAGTAGACATACTAACAAGTGAGACCGCGACTTCATCATTTCCCGTGATTTCGTTTACGTTTCCTTCAAACATAGGGTTAGGGGGGCAAACCTTAGAGTTTGATTTCAATGAAACGTTAGAAGAAGCGATAGACATAGCTTCGACGACACTAGTTTCAGGGAATGACCCCCAAGCCAATGTTTGGGACATAATAATGCCCGTAATTGATAGTATTATGTATTTAGTTCTCTTCATGGCGATAGTCCATGACGTAACAGGCATTCATAAGAAACAAAAAGCATGATAGTCTACATGTTAATTTCAGTGGTTATTTCGATAGTTGGGGTCCTGTTTTCATTGTTCCCAGTCATAGAGGAACTCCCTTGGGGAGTGGACGCATTCATAGTTCAAGGAGTGGGTGGATACAAACTCCTTGCAACTGCCTTTCCCCCGTTATCCACAGTCATGACAATTTTCCTGATTTACATCTCATTTAGGCTTGGTATGATACTGCTGAGGTTCTTCCTAGGATCTAGGACTCCTACAACATCATGACAGGGGTAAAAACTTACACTAAATCCGAATTATCAGACAAGATAGAACTATCTTGGCTGGCATTGTATGACGCAATTGATTCTAGAGACTTAAAAGCGGTCTTTAGACTGGCGTTCATGATTCAGAACTACCGAAAAAAGTTGGACATAACTTTCTAGAATGGAAGGGACACCCGTAGCTAAAGAATTGTTACTGGATCTATTTGAGCCAGATGAAGGTTCCGTCAACTTTTATTACGGAAGAATCGGTAACGGAAAAACCTATAGCGCAACAGCCGACATCCTCGACTACCTCTCCCAAGGGAGGGTTGTTTACGCGAATTGGAAGATAGATTTTTCCGGGTTTGATGAACGCAAAAGCTTTTGGCACGTCTTCTACAAGACCCTTTTTTTGAGGAAACGCTTTTTTAGGTTTCCCAAAGAAAATCTGCACTATTTCAGCCCCGATGATGTTGACGTTGCATTTCTTGGAAAATTGACGGACTGTGAGGTCTTTGTAGACGAAGGGCAATGGATCTTTGATTCGTATAAGGGGACGGACTTTTCCGTTGAGAAGAGGAAGTTGATCTTGCACACTAGGCATTTTAATCGAAGTCTCAACATTATATCACAAAGGACACAAGCATTACACGTAACAGCAAGAGGGCAAGTCAACCGATTCTTTAAATGCGAAAAGAAACTCCAATGGCCCTTACTTGTATTCAAGAGGACAGAGTTTCAAGACATGAAGGAAAATGACGTTGATGAAGAAGCAGAACCCATATCAACAAAAACTTACATAGCAAATAAAAAAGTCTTAAATGCTTATAATAGTAAATATATGCGAGGCGGTATTGAAAAGTCTCAAGAAGTTTATTTCGAAGCGTTTGACTTCTCCTTTATAGGTAGAATGAAACTTCTCCTCTCTTTTGCGCGTTTCCCTTCCTTAAGGAAGGGAACGCGCAAAAAGTCGCTGGGGGTTAAATCTAGTAGTGCGACTATAAAGAAGGGGGAAAGGCTCAATACGATACCCCTCGGTAGTAATTCTGACATGGCAATGGAGAAGGCCATGGAACAATTGCCATTTTAAGACGCTAGAGCTCGTTGTACGCCTCTCCTATGGCGACTAAATAGGAGACAAGGATTGCTTACGAGATCCCAACGCGGTAATTTCCGTGTTGGGGGACTCGCGTCTTATACAAGAATTACTATTAGTATCCGTATGGATTCTGCATAGCTCTTGCATTGACAAAAATGGATATACACAGCATTATCCCCAGAAATAGCTGAGTTATCCACAGTTGAGTCAGTATTTAATTTTGTATAGTGTAGGATTTAAGTATGAGAATGCAATACAAAGCGAAGAGATCGGCAAGATCCAAGCGACGCATTAAAACCTCCCTCTTATTTACTTGGGGGCGTAAGCACACCAAGAACGGATTTAAAGGTAAGGGTTACTAAGCATGAAATACATACCCCACACCTTAGTGCTCGCCCTAATGATTGGGTTAGCGACTCAAGCATTTGTTGAGGAGCTTGGAGCACAAGTAGTGGGGGTAGAAGAGCCCATTGAATTGATTTTGTATGAAGAGAGAACCGATTTAAAGGGTGGGGATTATCAGTCTAGTATTGTGGATATTGGGTCAGAATTGATTGCGGATGTAGATAATCCCCCACTTTATATACTGGTTCAAACCAGAGATGAGGATTTATCTGAGGAATTATTGCAAAAGACAAGAGACGCCAATAACTTTGGTTCTAATGAAAACACTAGGTAAAACACTAGGTTTGTGCCTCTTATTGGCCTCCCCTACTCTAGCTTTTGCAGATGTAACGTATGACCTTTCTAGTGGACTTAGGACTGGGTCCACGAACACAGCAGTGTTATCAGCCTCCGGGACAGGAGGCGTAGCTATTATGTATTTATGGCTAGGAAGCGGAGACAGCCCAGTAGGAGTTCCAGAGGTAGATGGAGATCCCATGACCTTTCTAGGAAGTATTATCCAGTCAGGTACAGGGCAAAAAATATACGGATACTGCTTTGTTAATCCTCCAACAAGTGCAGTTAATTACACATCAGTAACAGGATCAACTCACACACAATTAGTAGAACTACTACAAGGAGCAGACCAGACATGTGCAGTGGCAACAACCACAGCACAAGCAACCCCAACAATCACGCACAACCATACAGTTATAACTGATGGTGCATGGATTGTTGAGGGGGCTAGAGGAGTAGGGACAGGAGAAACGACAGCCGGAGCCGGTGCGTACGAAAGGATTTCAACCTCAGGAGCCCAATTGTATGACAGTAACGCACAACTGGCTTCCGGCGCTCGGAGTTTAACTGTATCCGAGGACGATGCTGGGTCTGCGGTATTCGGGATGTCTGCGCTAATTGAGCCAAGTGCGGATGAAGAGGAGCCAACTGCGAGTAGCACAGACGCAGTCGGATACCAAGATTGGCTATTCGTGAATGCTGTAATTATAGGTCTTTTAGGCTTCCTAGGAATAGGGGTCGTAATGAACCCACTGAAATGATAACAGAGACTATCATGTGGTTAACGCTTCTCGGTATCGGCCTTATATGGATTTTTGCCTTTTTATGGATTATGCATTGGATAGCCCGGTTTGTTGGATTTGGTATTAAGTTCTTTTTGGGGCCAATAATTGAGATTATGAGAAGAACATGACCATAGACACCTTTTATACAGTGTGCGCGGTCCTGTTCTTCGATCTTGGTCTTTATATGGCGATTTTTACTTGGAGAAAGATAGTAAAAAGACCTCGGCAACGCCAATAAGCCCGAGTAGGTCGAATTATTAGCCCAAAAAATCAAAGTATGCAAACGATAGTAGATACAGCGTCAACGACATTCACAACGACAACAGGCTTTAGCCTTGCGTCG